GCAATAATGTGCCGGTGAATATTCTCCGTGTGCTCGTTAGTCACCTCGGCCGCACCAGCTTTCAGTGCGTCGAAACGCATTTGCTGATTCAAAACAAAGTGTGGGAAAGGCTTGCGCACTAGCCTGCGCGGATTGATGTACAATGTTTCTTTAGCAAATTTGACGAGATCATGGACTTCACCGTTCGTCGTCAGCCGGTTCTTTGTGTCAACCATGATGTACGTGTTCATTTCTTATCGTCGCTTCTATTCAACCAAATTCCAAAGCCAATCACCACACCAAACACTACAGCGTAAAATACCATCCTGATCATTTCTGGATTAACGTCCATCATACAACATCCTTTTTCTCTTCATCAAACAATGTTTTCAACATAATTTCTGTTTCGCCAAAATATGTTGAATTGACAATATGCGGGAAGAAAACACGCAGTGCCACGAGCGAATTCTCAACTTCACTCTTCTTCCCGAGCAGGAATCGGAACCTTATGGTATCATCGTGGCTGATTGATTTCACGGTGACGAAGTATGGATTTTTCTTGGCGTCTATTTGGTGTGTCGTCATTAACGCCTTAGCACGTTTGCGCAAGAAGTCGTCTGGTCGGCTGGCGACTATAGCAAACTCTTGCTTACTGACGAAAAATGAGATGTCCTTCATAAGGTTCATGATATACTAAACTCTCTCATCAGCAAACACGCATATTTTCCCTCCTTCTATCTTCAATTGATGAGCTATACCATCCGAGTACACGACTTTCACCGTGTAGTCATCTACTTGGATAACTTCCCTGACAGTCGCAGCCTTCTCGCGAAGAACCTTTACTGCCCCACCCAATACACCATGCACTTGAGCGAACGTGTTTCCGTTATGCTGACAGATGATCAATTCCCTGCCATACATCAATGAAATTTGCATACTTACGTCTCCGCATTACAACGCTTCCTCCGATTCGCTCTTCACCAAAACTAAACTTGTTACAAGTTTAGTGAGCTATGAGAACATTAGCCGTAACAACGAAACATACACCGGGCGTCGGAACAGAAGTCCTCGTTGGAGAGAAGATCATTGGCCACTTGTATCACGCGCCCGGTCTTGGCTACTATTGCAAAACTGGTCCTGGCTTGCGACTGTCGAAAGGTTACACGAAAAAGCCAGATGACGCTATCAGGCTATTGCTGATAAAAGAAGGATACATCATCAGTCTCTAGGAACGTCTTCCAAAAGACTCACAATCGTGGCCAAGAGAACTTCTAAATATTTCCGTGCCTCGACCCTATCAGATTCCTTCTCTTCTTCGGAAAGATCAGCATAAGCCGTGTCTATCTGACGACGCCACCGTCTAACGTGTTCTCTACAATTTGGAGCACCCCACTCGTCAAGGCAAGCTAGACTGTCCATATATTTCATCCATTCAGACCAGGATTCGTGTATCTGAGCGGCAAGAGCTTCAATCAATTTGTCTTTATTCAAAATACATATCCCCCACCAAGCGTAGAAGGCCAGCAGGCCAAGCACACTGCGTCTCCGTAGTCCGTAGACCTCCCGATACGACGAGCTATACTTTCCTTGGATTCCAGCACAATCTGACCGCTCCTTGTTTCCCCTATCATTGGCGTCACCAAGTCTAAAGTCAATCCATCGTGTGGTGGTAAAGCCAAGCCTACACCGTTAATGGGATCAAGCATTTCCCGCAAGTTCCACCACATAGCCGCACGAACATTAGCAAAGGTTAATTCACCTGTCTTATCTCGACGAGTCGTCCGTGCTCCGACAGTGATAGGAACAAGGTTTGGCCAATCGTCGTCACGTAACACGTCATACACACCAGCACCTAGTCCACCATCCATCTCTATGTGTACTTGTGTGCCTTTCTCAAAAGCCTTCACGTGTCGAACCGTCTCCGTGGTCGGAATCTTCCGAAACTCGCGTATCTCAGCAATCACCAGTGCTAGACGCAGAGCCAAGACCGTTGCGTCTTCACCACCACGCGCCACGTCTACACCAAGGACGCGAGACGACGAATCGTTCTTACGACCACCAAGGTCCCACATACGCCAACGTTCATTGGCCATACGAACCCACGATAGTGGGATGATACCAGCTTCACTACTATCAGCGAATTCACCAAGTACACGATTAAGGTACACTGCACTGTCTTCACCCCACTGACGTTTACGGTTGGTCACCCACAATGGCGATACACGACCAGCCGATATGGCCTCATCAATCGTTACATGTCGTGTATACCAGTCTTCATAGCCAGGTTTATGTATGTGTATATCGTAGAATCGTCCTACTGGGTCGCCTGGTGTACTAATAGCAAACACTATCACTTCATGATCACTTGATAGTCCTTCTGTACTGAACGCTCCTTCTACAGCGTCCCATGTAGCAGGTGGAATCGTTTTCGCTTCATCAAAGACCACGACCATTCGTGTACTATGTGCGCCTTCAAGCGTTGTATGATCGTCACTGGCTAGTGCGAACGCTTCCACGTCTTCACCACGAAGACGGATGGACTGAGCAAACAACTCAGTGCGAGTGTCATATGGCGGACGCCCGGTTGCCGGCCAGTCTATGAATTGTCTGACTTTCCATATTTCGGGCCATAGGTATTTCTCTAACTGTCGCCATGCACTGGCTGTTGTTGGTATCTTAGCGTCACTTTCACTTGTTAATACAGCATGATGAACTAATACACTTGCTGTTGTTGTTTTACCCAGACCATGTGGTCCCCTTATAGCAACCCTAGTCTTTCCTTCATCGAACAAGCCTAGTATTTCTATCTGATAAGGGGTGATTGTTTTGGCTAGCTCTGGCATTATGTCGTACACGAATGCCACACGGTCTTTAGCGTATAGCCTTTGGAAACGGCTGAATTGGCTTTGGCCCCTAAGATGAATATTAACTTGACTTAGTAACTCGTTGGCCGTGCTAGGTGTTTGCAGATTCGTCATATAAGGATTTGTTTTCTACTTTTATTTACGACTATTCTTGGAAATCTCAATGATCATTATCATCAGAATGACTGCGAAGATGAAAACTAGAATTGCAATTAGTGTATAAACTGTCATAGTAAGTACATTGCTACTAACAGTATAACCAATGTTATCGTGTAGCCTGTCAGATTGCGAATTTCGTCTACGGCAGCAGGATAACTCTTTTTATCCAATATGACAAGAATAACTGTCATGATTACCCAGCCGAGAAAGCTGAATCCGATGACATTTAGGATTTTGCTAATTTCTATCATGTTTTTGGATATCCTGCACGATGAATATGATTTGTATAATTTGGATGATTAGTGCCATTACACAAGCTGGGATGTAATAATGCAAAGGTAACATCTAGACATATCTCCATTCTAAGTCTAATTGCTCTTCGATTGCTTTTAAGGAATCTACGGCCTCATTGATAGCCTTCATACTTTTTTGAAGGCTGCTCGCGTCTATTTCGAAGACCATCTCACTCATCCCAGACGAATTTCCCTGTTTTTTCGTTCCATCCGTAGTCATCAGCCTGTTCCTTGTTGGAAATATAGCGTCTAATGCTCTCGTCTTGTTCTGTTCCAATGTCCCACGCGACGTGCAGCCTGTTTCGACGCTCCTTCTCTTCCTCGTGTATTTTCCTTAACCTTTCTTCGAACTCAACTTGCATTTTTCGCCAATGCTCGGATTCTTCTTGTGACTTTTCCTTGTTGCTCGTCATTCCTGACGACATCTTGGAAATAAGTAGAAAAATGACGAATGCTACAAAGCTAATTAGGAAGATCATCTTTACCTCTGAATAGAAATGGAGGCAAACCGACTATAGTCGTGAACATATTTTGAAATCGTCTTATCAGCTCTTCACTGTCATACTCATCATGTATTTCGTCTAATGTGACGTCGCCTGCCTTTTCCCATGTTTCTACGTCAAATGGACGATTGCTAATTGCCTCTATGAAAGGAATGACGGTAATTTCAGCTTTGGTAATTCCGTCTTCGACGATCTCTATCCCACCGACATATAAGGCTTGACGCTGACAGGTAATGAAGATATTTTTGCTGTCGTATTGCTCAGCGAAAAGCTCGAAGTTTCGGCCGTGTATATCGTTAAAACGATGAATTTCTACCTTAGCCTCAGCCGGCAAGTTGTATAATTCGTGGGGAATGTTTGCGCCTTGTTGGAAAAAGAACGCCAGGAAGTTCGCAGGCGGGACGTAATACCAGACGCCCATGTAACGGACTTCCCTGTTTTCTTCATCCTTGTGCCAAATAGTGTAAGCCGTGTCAGGCGATAGGTTGCCGACTTTCATAAAGGAGACGTCGTCATGACGGTCGGCTTTTGGAAATGGGACGTATTCGGCAAGGCTTTGCCCTTTGTCGTGCCGTGATTCGCTGGTGCTGAATATAGCCGTGCGAAGTCCTTTTTCATGATCAGCAGTTATCTCTTCGACCATGAAACTGCCACGAATAAACCAGCCTAGCATTTCATTCGTCTCGACGTCGAAGACGTGAA